CCCACTATACAAAATGAGCATCGGATTTGATAGACTAGCAGATCAGTTTTTCAACGATCCTTCATTTGCATCAGCACAAACAGGCTATCCACCATTTAACATTACTAAGCATGATGTTGAAGATGGCGAACCTGTGTATGCCATTACTTTGGCAGTTGCTGGTTTTACAAAAAAAGATATTGATATTTCAATTGAGGACGGCACTCTAAAAATAGAAGGTAAAACTAATACTTTAGACGCAGACGACACAGTTGAATTTTTACATAAAGGCATTGCAGAAAGAAACTTTACAAGAACTTTCAAACTTGCTGATTATGTAGAAGTAGAAAGTGCCAAACTAGAAGATGGCATTTTGAGAGTAAATTTATTTAGGAATGTGCCTGAGGCAATGAAACCTAAAACGATTGATATCTCATAATCAAAAATCCTAAAATTGTATAATAGTGTGGTGGCTACCAAAAAGTTAGTCACCCACTATCCTTTCACATATAAATACACATATGGCACAAACTAAAACACAAGAACGTACAGCAACGGAGATTCGGTATCCAAAGAGATACAATGTCATATTCCTAAATGACGACTTTACACCGGTTCCCTTTGTGATTCACTTGCTAATAGAGATATTCAATAAGAACATTGAAGAGGCTCAACAAATCACTCAGCAAGTTCACGAAAAAGGCAAGTGTATTGTTGCTACATATAGTTTAGAAATAGCCGAACAAAAAGTTCACGAATCCACAGTTGTCTCACGTCATGCAGGACATCCTCTACAGATTATTACAGAAGAAGTCTAGTGCTAGATATAAAAAGTGACTTCCCGACACTTCTAAACAATCCAAACTTGGCCTACTTTGACTCGGCCGCCAGTACACAAACACATAAGTCTGTGTTAAAAGCAATGAACAATTACTATGAACATTATCGTTCTAACACGAATAGAGGCGAGTATGACATCAGTGAGAAGGCCAGCATAGCAATAGACGTAGCAAGAAGCCAAGTAGCAAACCTAATAAACGTACCAACCTCATCAATCATGTTTACCGGTGGAACAACACAAGGTTTAAACATTATTTCTCGTTGGATGAAAGATTATAAAAAAGTACTAGTCACTGAAGCAGAACATAATGCAAACATAGTACCATGGATAACGCAAGGCAGAAGTATTGAAAGAGGAAACTTACTTGTAATGCCTATCAATGACTTTGATGGCAGTATAGATATGTATGAGTTAGAAAAACTTTTGCACGAACATGCTAACGGACATCAAGATCTATTAGTTAGTATCAATGCCACAAGTAATGTAACAGGTGTAACTCAACCTTGGAAAGCAATAGCAGACTTATCACATAAGTTTGGTGCCACAGTATGTGTGGACTTTTGTCAAACAGTTGCACACGAAGAAATAGACTTATCAGAAACACAGGTTGAATTTGCTGTATTCAGTGCTCACAAGATGTATGGCCCAACAGGAATAGGTGCATTGTATTCCAGTTTTGACTTTGACGATTTATATCCTCAATACTTTGGTGGTGGTGCTGTAGAGCAAGTAACATTTGACAATGTAACACTAAAGCAAGGTGTAGATAAACATTGTCCAGGTACACCTGATATAGCAAACATTATTGGATTTGGTGTTGCTTGTGAAATGTTAAAGTATATAGGCTTCTCTACAATTTACTTGCAAGAAAATGATGTACTCAAACACTTGTTAAGTTATGGCGTAGACGTATTACCAAACTGTAGTGTCTATCCTATGGAAGGTTTCAAAAATAATATTATCACACTTATACCAGACAAAGGGCATAGTGCTGATGTAGGTATGTTAATGTCAAAAACTGATGTTGCAATACGCACAGGCAAAGTATGTGCCCACCCTATAGTAGATAGGATCAGCAGAGGCAAAGGCATAGTGAGAATAAGTTATGCTCCTTACAATGATGAAGAGGATTGTAAAAAACTTTGCCAAGAATTAGCCAAAGCACTAGTAAAGATAAAATAAATATAAGTTTAAATAAAACAGGAAATATATGAATATTATCAATCATTTTATTGATACAATGAAAACGGTGTTGGTCACAAGAGCAACAGATTTTAACGGAAGGTCAGATAGACCCGAGTACTGGTGGTTTACATTATATGCCATAATTGTATTTGGTCTCCTATCACTTGTGGATAACTATGTGCTAGGATTTACATTCTGGAGTATGTTAGAACCATTCGGAGAACTGAAAGAGGCTGGAGTATTAGTATTATTATTTACACTAGGAACTCTTGTACAAAGTATATCATTAACAGCAAGAAGATTACATGACAGAGGTCATAGTGGTTGGTGGCAGTTATTGTTTATAGTACCAGTATTAAACTTTATACCATTATATTGGTTAGTAAGAAGTGCTAAAGATACACCAGAAGCAAAGAAATACAAAAACCCTTACGGGAAACTACCTAACTAAGAGAGATAAAAATGTTTTATGTAACAACGCCTAACGTAACTTTCAAATCCAGAGTTCAAATTGATGAAGCACCTGGCTTTGATTGGAAAGATATGAAAACAATTGATATGTTTTCAAACAAAAGAGTAGTATTAGTAGCATTACCTGGTGCATTCACACCAACATGCTCAAGTACACACTTGCCTGGTTACGAAGCCGCTTATAAAGAAATCACAGAACTTGGAATTGATGATGTTTATTGCATCAGTGTCAATGACAGTTTTGTTATGAACTCATGGTTCAAATCTTTGGGAATAGAAAACGTAAAACCTGTACCTGATGGTGCTGGTGAGTTTACTAGGAAGATGGGATTNNCTAATTGATAAGTCAAATATAGGTTTTGGATATAGAAGTTGGAGATACAGTATGGTTATTGAAAACGGTATTGTAGAACAAATGTTTATTGAACCTGGTTTTGATGATAACGCAGATGGCGATCCATTCCAAGTTAGTGATGCGGAAACTATGATTAACTATCTAAGAGAAGTACACGAACGTAAAAACCAAGAGTCTATAGACGCTTCTTAACATATATATTTGATTCGGAAGTCTCAGTAACAATAAAATCGCCTACAGTTTCAAAGCCAAATTTGGTATAGGAATTAAGGGCGGTTTTTCTTGGAATACTCCAAATCATTTCACACCCTTCTGCTTTTGCTTGTAATTCTAACAAGTTAAATAATGTTTGTGCAACACCCTCACGTCTATGTTCTGGATGTACCCAAATACCTCTACTGCGATAATGCATGTCAGATGTTTTGTGTCCTGAGTTTACACCTATAAGTTTGCCTTCTCTATACAATCCCCAAAACGATGACTCATAGTTAAATATGTTCATATCTATTTCATTTGGAAAGCCATCAAAAGGCCAAGTCATAGCACTATGAGTTTCTATAGCACTTTGTCTATCTGGCCATAATTCGCTTTGCCATATAGGTAATATCTGTTCAAATGTTATCTTAAAAGCATCCATTACTACTATTTAATAGATAAGTATTATATAACTTAATATAAAGGTCAATTGATATGCCCAGAAAAAATGTTGTATTATGCTCTGCACCTAGATCAGGCAGTACCTGGTTTTTAAAAGATATGGCAGAACANNGAACAAAACCCAGGAATGATAGATCACCATGAAAGCCTAAGAACATTAGGACACGGGTATGAGCAACATCCTAAAAGTGATGCTGAAAGGAAAGCACAATTTAAACAAGTAATGAGAAATTGGACTGATCCTTCTAAGTCTAATTGTGTAAAAGTATTTCCACTAATGCTTACAGAAGCAAAAAGTCCTTGGCGTAAACGTACATTCTTTCAAGACTTACTAAGCGACACTGATGAATTATATTTTCTAATGAGAAGAGATTTCTCAGCACAAGTTAGAAGTGCCGTAGTTGCATTTTATAGAACAATGACTGGTGACATTAATTTTCACGGAGATTGGGACGAAGAATTTATTGTGCCAGACAATGATCAAACAAGGATGTTAATTGCAAATTCTGAAAGACAAATGTATGCACAAAATATGCAATTAGTTCAACTGTGGCATAATACAGAAACAGACGTACCTACTAAATTATTATTTTTAGAAGACTTAGATCAAAAAGGTAAGTATCATAGACCAGTTACCTGGCAAAGTATGCCTACAATTCAACCTGTGGATTGGGAATCTTTACTACAAAGAGATTTGTAATTATGCGTAAGTAACGTAAACCGTTGCCGCACCTTGTGTTGATGTTCCTTGTGTAACATACACTTTCAAAGTATTATCGGCATCTAAAGCATTTTGATATACATAACTAGGGTTAGTTACATACACACCAGTCTCACTTAAATCAACGTATGTAGTACTCATTAACCTGGAGTTGTTATTATCATCTCCTACTGTTAATGTTGCTGAGCCATCAAATGCAGTTGTAACGTTTACCATTACTTGCATTGGCTTACTTGTTGAACTTAAATCACCTAATGTTTGTGTACCACCATTGTATGTAGCACTTGCACTTAATGTCTGTGCATCAGTACCTGAACTATCTTGAGTACTAATTAATGTTAAGTGTCCAGTAGCAGTAGGATTGTCTTGTTTAGCCATGTAAACACCATACTCACCATCACCAACATCAGTAACTTCAATAATGTCACCTTCGTTAATTGTGTTATCGGCAAATACTGCTGTCATATTAGCCTTTCTAAAAGAAGCACTTGCTCCGGAGGCATCTGCACCAATACCAGTAGATCCTGCATACTTGGCTCCTGCCATGTATATAACATTTGCTGTACCTGTACCAATTGCTGAAGGCAAGTTGTTACCTATAAAATGTAGTACACCTGATTGGTAATCAAAGTACCATTGGTCATCATTACCAGAACCTGTTTCAAATAACTGTGTTCCACTTGTTTGAGGATCAGTGTCATTTGCCGAACTTGCATAAACTTTAACCTGATACGTTGCACCAAAACTTGGAGCAATCCAATTAGTAATACCTGTAGTCCATGTTCTATTATCAGAGGATGTTGCATCTTCTGTTAATTTGTGTGCCTTTCCTAATGCGTCACTGTAAACTGTTACAATGCTTGAATTTGATGTTGGAATAACTCCTGGTATGCTGGCACTCTGAGCCCAAATCTGATCTACTTTAATAATAAAGTCTGAGTTGGTTCCTTCGTTAGGCGCCTTTTTGTTTGCATTAGTATCAGTCTTGGCTTTACCAAAACCAACTTTCTTCCATAGTAGGTCGACCTTTTGACTATCTGTAATTGCCATTATGCTATACTCACTGCTGTTAACGAGTCTCCTGACTCTAGTTTAATTCTAACTAATACATTATTACCTGTAGCATTTGTGGCATTCTGGTTACCTAATGTAAATGTAAACGAATCATTACTATAAGTTGTTCCATCTACAACTCTATCACCTGAAGTAAATGCACAACCATTTGAACCATTACCACCATTGCCTGTATCAGCACCCGGACAGCCTGCACCTGCGTATGTAGATGTACAATCTAACCATCCGTTTATTGTACTAGCATTATCAATGTCAGTGCCTGGTGCGGCAATAAACATACCACTTACTTTACCACTTAATGTAACTGTAAAGTTAGCCATTGTTGTTCTTCTAAATGCAAAAGTAAAGTATTGAGCTCCACTTCTACCTGTGTTCAAGTCGGGTCCTGCTGGGAGGTACCCGCTTGATAAGTCTGTTGTATAATGTTGCAAGGTTCCTAATCTAACTATTGCTTCTGATGTTCCTGCAACTGTTACAGCACCGCTCCATGCATTTGCTGTATAAAAATTTGTTGATCCTGCAATAGCAGGTGTATCTGTTGAACCACTAAATCCTGTGATTCTTAATCCATCGTCATCGTGTCCTGCACCTAAACTGTCTGATACTGCAATAGCACTTTCTACAAATCCACTTGGTGAATCTGTGTGTACTTGTATCTTAGTACCTAAGTCTGCGGCAAAACTACCATAACCTTTTAAGTTTTGAGCTCTTGCTTTAATAGTTTCAACAACTTTACCTGCTGAACTATTTAGTGTAATGTCTAAGGCTCCTAAGGCATATGAACTTGCAACACCTGTTTGTGCTATTGGTACACCACCACTAAGCATTGTACTTGCACCGTCTATATCTGAATAGTTAAAGTTTGATGTGCTAATTGCACTCCCTGATGTACTTTCATAGTTAGTACCTGACTGGAACTGTACTATTTGGCTTCCATCGTAATATGCTTCGCCAACTAAATTATCAACTGTTAATCCTGAGATTCTAATTTCTGGTGAACCTGTGTTGTAATAAGGGATACCAGAAATATGTCTAACTGTTCCTGCACTTACTTGAGTTACTGTAGCACTACCAACGTTTAATGTTGGTGCTACTGTTACATTATCTTTGACAAGTTGTACTTTGTTAGTATCACCTGTAGTACTGTGACTTAAATCTACATCGTGTATGCCTTTTGCTAATGAGCCAATTGCCTTTGCCGCTCTTGCTGTAAATACTTGATAAAAGTTTGAAGGATAACTGCTACCTATTTCAGTTCTAGCATCACCTTCTGATGTAATTACTAATGAAGTAAATGTTCCTGTTTCACCAGTTGACGAACTAAATGCTTTATTACCATCTGCTACACCATTTACTCTTGCTGATAATGTTCCAGTAAAACTATTATATGAATTTGATACTAAATTTGTTTGTACTGTTCCTGATTCATATCTTCTAAGTGTACTTGAAGTTAAGGCATCACCTGCCGCTGGAGGTGTTACACCTGTGTTGTTAGTGGCTCCTGAAGCCAATCTACCGCCTTCTGAAGTTGCTGTACTCCATGTTAAAGACTTACTGCTTAATCCTGCTGGAGCACTTGGAACTGCTTTAACAACTATTGTTGTTGAATCTGTACTAGTTTGTGCTGTTATATCAGGAGTACCAGTTGCTGTAAATGATAACGTCTTGTTTCCTGCACTTGCACTACTATAGTCATGTGTTACGTTAGCACCACCTACTGAACCTGCTGGTGAGCCTGACTCATTAATTGTACCCGAGTTATTGCCATCTCCCCATGTATAAACATAAGCACTACCATTTTGCGTAGTATTGTCTACTGTGATAATACCTCTGTTTGTACCACTTAAATCATTACCTTTATAAACTGTTCTAATATTGTCACCACTAGCATCGTTCAAAGAAGAACTTACTGCTGATGCTGTAATACTTGCTCTAACATCTGGCTCAACGTGTACTGTAAAGTTAGCAGTTTTGAATGGTGAACTTGAATGGTTTGAAATAACTTCTAAGTTACCTGTAAAGTCTACTGCCGTTCCTGCTGATTGTTGTCCGCCGCTTAAAGCATAAGTGTGATTAATTGTTCCGCCTGTATCACCATTTGAACCACTACCTGTATTTACAGTTGTAGTTGTACCATCTCCCCAAACATATCTATATTGAATTCCGTATGCCGCATAACTACCTATTGTGTTTTCAGTATTGTTAGTGAACGTTACTGGGTGTCCACTTGTTGCGGATTCATTAATACCGCTTGTACTACTTAATGCGACTGTTGGTGTATGAGTATCATACACTTTGATTGTTTTTGTTACTTCTTGAGGAACTTGACTTGGGTTTGCTGTACTATGCGTAAGCATGTTTAGTTTAGTTGTAAACGTTTGCTCTGTTTCAGTTGCAGTTGCATAAGTGTGTGCAAGTCTTGAACCATTTGCACCACCCGGATAATCGTTATCTGTGATTGAACTGTTTGCTGAGCCATCTCCCCATTGTATTTCGTAACTAGCATCTGCTATTCCGTTAACATTTGTTGTGTCGTTATCTAAATATAATGCAACGCCATCATCTACAAATGTAACTGCTGAACCACCAGCACTACCGGCATACATATTAAATGCCACAACTGGATCTGCTGTGTACAATGTAATAAAGTTTTCTTTTGTTAAACTTGCTGTACTACCTGAACCAGCACCTAAGTTATTAAATGCTGTAACTGTGACATCAAAAGGTGAACCTACATTACTTGTATAAGTATGACTAGGTGTGCTATCTGTTGTTGCAGTTGTTGATTGACCATCACCCCAGTTAATTGTATATCTGTTAGGTGAGCCGTTAGTTGAAATAGTTAATGTACTTGTCATTGGAGCACCACCAGTAGCATTGTCTACTGTGAATGCAACATCACGGACATAAGTATCATTCTGTACGTTAAGCATTGCTTCATTTAATTGGTCAATTGCTTCTGTGACAGTTGTACTTGATGTGAAGTTTGTTAATGCACTTTGTCTAATTGCATTACTGGCCGCACCTGCTATATTAGGTGTAATAAAGTATGCACCATCTGATGGAGTACCTAATGTAAATCCTGTTCCTACTGAACCTGTACTTGCGGCATCTAACTGACTTTTAGTTACAAAATCTGCGGCATTTGAACCATCAGCACCTTGTACTGTAGTTAATGTACCGCCTAAGTCTTTAAATTGGAATGTACCTGCACCAGTGTCTGCTACTAGTCTTGGCCCTTGCTTACCATACTGAAGGTCTGCATTAACTCCTTTTTGCCCGTACTTTTTAAAATCAGCCATTTATAGTGTTCCTAATAAGTTGTTTGATATAAGTATTTATCATAATACTACAATTATATATTTAGGTGTGTTCAGAATGTTTCATAACAGAGTTGACGAAATAAAAGCAATAACAGGCAAAGATCTTGTTACATTGACTGACGATCCTGAAGTTATAGTAATCGATGATTTCTTATCTCCCCTTGATATAACTTATTTATTAGATACTGCAAAGGGATTAACTGAAAGTATAAGTGAACAGGACGTCGAGAGATACCGTTTGAGCCCTTACTGTCACGACTTTATAAAATTAATATCATACAAGATATCACAGGTTGTTGATAAACCTTTAGAATACTTAAACTATATAAATTTATACAATATGAAAGAAGGACAAAGCCTTGTAATAAAAGGATTCAACTTACCAAAGATACAAGAGAGTACTAAAGCAACTAGTCCTAATGGTAGTATAGAAGCAATAGGTTTAATAGCACTTTCAAATGCACATTTATCTGTGTGTAACGTGCCAGTACCAACACAACCAGGCACGTTAATTGTTGCAAAAACGGTTGACGTAGACCCAAAAACATGTAATAATAGTACAGTGGCTAGTTCTACACTTGATGAAGATGTATGGTTTTGTGCATTTAAGTTTGCGGAACACCCAAGGGAATTAAATGAAGTTATCTTATAAAGATTGCGGTACAATAGGTTTTACATGTAGCACGTTTGATTTGTTACATGCAGGGCATATCACAATGCTTGAAGAAGCAAAGCATCACTGTGATTATTTAATTGTAGGTTTGCAAAATGATCCTACACAAGATCGCCCAGAGAAGAATCCACCTATACAAAGTATTGTTGAAAGACAAATACAATTAGCGGCTGTGAAGTATGTAGATGAGATTGTTATTTACAACACAGAACAAGACCTCAAAGACTTATTATTAACATTACCAATAAATGTTAGAGTATTAGGAGACGAATACAAGAACAAAGACTTTACAGGTAAAGACATTGCTAAACAACGAGGTATAAAAATTGTTTACAATGGGAGAGATCACTCTTTCTCTTCCACAAGTTTAAGGAAAAGAGTACAAACAAATCAAATATGAAAGTTTTAATTTATGGCCTGCCAGGTTCGGGCAAAACAACGTTAGCAGAAAAACTTTATCTAACACTAGGTGTAGATAAGGTTGCATGGTTCAATGCAGATAAAGTTAGAAGAGAAGCAGATGATTGGGACTTCTCTGAAGAAGGTAGAATACGACAAAACGAAAGAATGCAAAAGTTATGTGACAATGCTTCAGCAGAAGGCAAGATTGCAATAGCAGATTTTGTTGCACCATTTCACGAACAACGAATGCTATTTAATGCAGACGTTGAAATATTTATGGATACTATTGAAGAAGGCAGGTTTGAAGATACTAATAAGGTGTTTGAAAAAAGTGTGTTTGCAGATTATACATGTGAAGAGTTCAATGACACAGATTGGATTAATATATCATGGTTAATAGGCAATAAATATTTTGATGGTAAGAAGCCTACTGTACAAATGTTAGGTAGATATCAGCCTTGGCATCCTGGACATCAAGCATTATTGGAAAGAGCAATAGCAAAAACAGGACAAGTGAATATTATGGTAAGGGATATGTCTATTGATGAAAATAACCCTTATACAGCAGAACAAGTAGTACAAAATTTGCACAAAGAGTTAGTAAATTATGCAGGTCAAATTATGTTCAATATTGTACCAAATATAGTAAATATAACATATGGCAGAGATGTCGGTTATAAGATAGAACAAGAACAATTCGATAAAGAGATAGAAGATATTTCAGCAACAAAAATTAGAGAAGGAAAGTAAGTGTTTAAAAATTTAGTGTTTTTGGTAGTATTGTTAGTTGCAAGTAGATTTATAGGTTTACCTGGCAACTTTACACCGCTATTAGCATTGGCAGTTTTTATGCCAAGGTTAACTGACGATAAAAGGTTACAATATCTACTTCCTGTAGCACTAATGGCATTCTCAAATCTATTTTTAGAGCCAGTAAATGGGATTATACTTGCAACAATACTTACTGTATTCGCAGTTACACCTACTGTAAGTAGGCGTACAAAGAGCCTTTTTTGGGGTAGTGTAAGTGCTATAGGTATATGGCATGTTGCTGTAAACGGCTCTGTGTGGCTTGTAAGCGGTGGTTCGTTACTAGATACATACGTTGCCGCCATTCCCTTTGATTTCAAGTTAGCAGTCAGCACTGGTTTGTATGTAGCATTATTTCATTATGCAGAGAACATGTACAAACTTGTATCAGGAGCAAACAGTAAAATATTAGATAGGTTAGTATGACTGATGAACTAATTCCTAATACAGTCCCAAGAGGAGGTAGAGAAGACTTCCCAGAAGCACTCTATAATAAGTATCACGAAACATTATCTGATGAGACTAGTGAGAACTGGAGCCCTATATATGGTGTAGAGTTTTTTGATAGACCTGCAAGTGATATAGTTGAAACAAGGCAAGGTAATAGCAGATTAAACAATTTTCCTAACACTGAATTTGCACTCTACAGAAGATCTAAAAAACTATTAATGTTTTTTGGAGAGAGTTGGGCATATGGTGGCAAGATCAGAGATATGGTTACTGGTAACTCAGCAGAAGAATCTATAGATAGTGTTATTGCTGGTATAACAAAAACAGTAGGTCCTAAAGTATCACAAATATTAGATTGCGATTTATATCAAAGTGCATGGCCTGGTGATCACACCACAAACATGTTTGAAAAATTTGAAAGAGTGTTGCCTGATTGGATAAACAATTACAATGAAATTAAGGTGTGCATTCAAATAACTGATCCTCACAGATGTTCAAATGCTTGTCACATATATGATACTCCATTCATAAACACTTACACTGAAAAAACAATAGATAATAATCAGGATGTAGGCGTAACTGCCGAACAATGGTTATACGAATATGACAAATCATTTTTAGTTTGGGCTGATGAGATAATGTCTAAACATAAGCAAGTAGAAATTGTATTATGGAAAAACTTTAATCCATGGTGTATAGACAAAAGTGAAAGAGAGCAGTATAAATGTAAAACACCAGATCTAGATTGGACTACATTTAATACAAAACTTGATGGCATAGATTTGTTAGAAGGTAGACAACTTAGTAATCCAGCAATGATGTCAGAGGAGACAAATTGCATGATGTCTTGGGTTCCTAGTACACCCATGGCATGGAGACAACACCAACTAAAATGCATACAAGATGTACAAGACTATTGGAACGATAATTCATTTCAAAGACTAAAAATGAATGTAACATATCCTAGTGTAACTAGTCATCGCTTGTGGGCAATGCAATTGGTATATGCAGGTGGATGGAAATGATATTAAAACTATTAGAAAAACTGGGTAGAAAGCGAGTAATATTAGACGCAGAGAATGAGCCGTACTTAACAAGGTACTACTTATTCCTAAAAGAAAGGAAGTGGTTTCCATTTAACATCTTCCTACACAAATTTCACAAAGGAGATCCAGATGATTTACATGATCATCCTTGGCCTTATATCACTATTATCCTTAAAGGTGGGTATTGGGAACATCAACCGACTGGCAAGCGAAGATGGCGAGCACCCGGAACTATACGCCTTGCAGGCAGTCGTAGCCTTCACCGTGTTGAGTTGGAACCTGGCACTGATGTATTTACTTTATTCATCCCAGGTCCAGTGATAAGAGAATGGGGATTTATGAAACAAGGTCAATGGGTACAACATGAAAAGTACCTTGCAGAAAGGTACAAGAACTAAGAAAGGAAAAATGATATGAAAATGGCAGTAACAGGAGTTGGAGTAGTATCTCCACTAGGTAACGATTTACCAACAAACATGGAAAATTTAATAAACATGCAAGTCCCTTTACAGGACGCCAGAGTACCTGTAGATTCTGTTGCTTATGATCTTATTAAACTTCAAAAGATATTCCATGCAAATTACGATGATGTAAACATAGATGATTTAATTGACGATAAGGAAATGAGATACTCTGATCCAATTTGTAAAACAAGCATGATTGCAGTTGACGAAGCAATTCGCATGAGTGGTATTAAGCAATTACCCAAAGACACACCTGTGTTTGTAGGCAGTATCCAAGGCGGTTGTTTAACAGAAGTAAATTGGATTCAAGGATTGCTAGATGGCAGAAGAAAAATACACCCTAAGACGTTATTAAATTCTGCACAAGAGTATGTAAGCAATGTTATTAGCGAACATTACAAAGTACATGGACCTTGTAGTGTTATATCAGCAACTTGCATTAGTGGTACTCAAGCATTACAAACAGCAGAGAAGTATTTAGAGACTGGCACAGACGTTGCTATAGTAGGTGCTGCCAAATTTTTTTAAAAAAAAAAAAAAACCCAATTTTTTTTTTTTTTTNNCCTTGCTATAGTAGGTGCTACAGATTTCATGACATCAAGTACCACGTTGTACTATTTCCAGGCCTTAGGTGCCCACTCAAAAACACCAAAGAGTGTACCGTGGGACAAAGACCGAGATGGTATTATACCTGGTGAGGGTAGTGTGTACTTGGTGGTTGAACCTTTAGAAAAAGCAGAGGCTCGTGGTGCTAATATACGTTGGGTAATTGACGGTATTGGTATTGCCAGTGATGCTCACCACCCAACACAACCAGACCCTAAAGGCACTGGTGGTAGAATGGCTATTGAAGATGCTATGCAAAAAGCAGGAACAACTGTTGATGATTACAATGTACTAAATGCACATGCTACAGGAACGCAAGTAGGTGACCCTGTAGAGTTCGATGTACTAAAAGAATTTTTCAACAAGGACTCGTGGTTATACAGTAATAAAGGACAAGTAGGACACATGATGGGTGCTAGTTGTTTAATTGAATTAGTACTTGGTGCAGAAGCAATGACACAAAACATTATTCCAGGTAACGCAGGATTAGTAGAACCGTTTGATCAAAGTCATTTTGCATTTACATTTGATGCTAAAAAGCATTTTGAATATAACAGACTTATGAAAACAAGTTTTGGATTTGGTGGCAGAAGTGCGGCTGTGAGTGTAAGTAAATATGAAAAGTAAGTTCAAAAAATACTTTATGACTATTGCTGAAGAAACAGCAAAACTTAGTCATGCAACCAGAGCCAAAGTAGGTTGTATTATTGTAAAAGACAATCGTATTATTAGTATAGGTTATAATGGAATGCCTAGTGGTTGGGATAATGAATGTGAGATACCTGGAGAAGATAAAACTAAACCAGAAGTATTACATGCAGAAGCAAATGCAATTACAAAGTTGGCTCGTAGTTCTGATAGTTCAGAAGGTTCAGCATTATTTTGTACCCACATGCCTTGTATAGAGTGTGCAAAGTTAATTCACCAATCGGGGATAAGTAGTGTATATTATTTAATAAATTATAAAGCCGCAAAAGGCAGTGGCGAAGAATTTCTTAAAATAAGTAATATAGGATTAGAACAATGTCGACTATAACAAGAAACGATTACAGTATTACTGTAACAGAACCTGCTCAAGAGTATTTAAGCAACCTGCTTGAAACACAAAACTTGAATGATCCTAAGGGAGAAAAAGTAGTAGGTGTACGGATCTTTGTTGACAAAGCAGGAACTCCAAGAGCAGAGACCTTACTTACATATTGTAGGGAGGGTTCAGAAGAAGGAACAGAGTTATACGAGTTTGGTAATGTAAATGTATATTTAGACCAGAGCAGTATAAAATTTTTACATGAAGCAACTGTTAATTATGATAAAGAATCATATGGTGGCAGTTTAACTATCAAGGCACCCAACAGTAAGTTGCCTAAAGTAGGTGAAGATGCTTCATTAGAAGAAAGAGTGAACTATGTGTTGTGGAATGATATAAATCCAGGTATAGCGGCACATGGTGGGGAATGTAACCTAGTAGAGATTACAGAAGATAAAATGGCGATACTTAGTTTTGGCGGAGGTTGCCAAGGGTGTGCCCAAGTTGATATGACACTAAAATATGGTGTAGAAGAAACATTGTTAAAAGAGATTCCAGAACTTAAAGGAATCAAGGATGTTACAGACCATAGCGACACATCAAACGCATTTTATTAATAAATACACTTGTATATACCTCACACACCCCACATTGTAATTACAAATAATATACGACACATATATGGAGAAGATTATGTTAGACCCACGTCAAGAAATCATGGAAATGATTCATGGTGTCAGAGAACAGTTGAACAAACTGGAAATGAAACTATGGGAAATTCCACATCACGAGGAGCCTGAGCAGTACCAAGAGGTATTTGTTGCTCCAGCAGTAGGCGACTACATGCACCCATCAACACCAACCCACCCATGTCCAGAAGGATTAGGCGAAGGTGCTTATTGGGACGAGTGCTGTCAATGTTGGATGGCACCAAACGAATATGAATGGGATGATTCAAACCTATTCACAAACTATCATACAGATATGACATACTTACCAGAGCATGGTAATATATGGGTACCAGAAAGTACAAACGATTGGTCAAATGGTTATGCTGATGATTGGTATGTTGCTCCTACAGAAATTGTAGAAGAGTATGTTGAACCAGCATTAGAGCCAGATCCAGCACCAGTTGTTCCAGAACAACCTGTAGATTATAGTATTAATGAAATTGATCAAGCACCAATGGCTCCAGTAGAAGAAGCACCAGTAGTAGAACCTGCTCCGGAACCAATGCCAGCACACGACGATGTTGTTTATGAAGATGTAGAACCTCAAGAGATTATAGGCGACACTGAAGATAAACTACCAGAAGTACCAGTGTATCACGAAGAGGCTAATGTTGATATTTATTATCACGATGAAGCAAACGTACACATGGAAGAAGCAAACGTAGAAGTAGATGCTTTTCAACAAGCAGGTATGGAAGACGGTAACGCAGATATGTCCGGTGGTGACGTACAAGGTTAATTAATTTAACGCCAAAAGCACCCTTCCGGGTGCTTTTTTTTGGATAAATATATTTTGTAGTAAGACCAATCTAATGTGCAACCTATATGGTGTACATTATATTGTATCAAAGGAGACAGACATGAGATACTTACTACTAACTTTAGCACTATTTTCTTTTAGTGTATCAGCACAAACTGTCATTAATTATGATGACGGGTCAACACTCACTCTCACAGAGGGTGAAAAAATTATGGTTACTAAAGGTTTGTTGTACAGAAAACAAACTTATAGTAATGGTAAAACAATTCAGTTCAAACAGTTTCCTGAAACTAGTCGACGAGATTATGTTGAAGTAGATAACGGAACAGATGACGCCATGGTAGTCGGTTCACATGCATGGTGTGATTCATATGTTCCATGGAGTGAAGGTTTGAGTTTTACTATGGTGTGGTGGCAACGTGCATGTGATACAAACGGCGACGGTGTGTATGACGAAAATGACGATGGCTGGGAAGGCTAAGCCTAAGAAAAAGGGAGCATTTGCTCCCTTTTTTTATGAACTACTAACTCCGGCTATCTTAGCCACATTAGTGATTCTACCATACTTCATTAAAGTATCTAATTTTTCCCAAGTATCCAATGCGAAACGATGAGTTGCACTGGCTACTATTCCTATGGATTTCGCCATTTCATTCTCCTTATTATGATAACGCAGTCTATAACTTAGTGAAATGTAACCTACCCCTATTGGAGATTGTTACGAGTTAGTAACACTAATGTTACAGTTTTGTTACAATTTTATTTATCAATCATTAAAACATCATTAAAAGATTATAGAATTATAGCAAAAACCTGCATTTAAAGGTGGTTAAATGCATATTTTGTGGTAAAAACGGTTGACAAAACCGGATATTTCTGTATAATAGTAGTATAACAAATAAAAAAGGTAGGAGTTTTTTATGCAGAATTTGAATACTAAGAACCAAAGCAAGGACAAAATTGTATCTGTACCAGGTTACCATATTGGGTCACTTACTTGCTACAACGCAAACGACGATGATAGTGTTAATATCCAACTTACCAGTTTAGAAGAAATGTGGTATGGACACGAAGAGAACATTAATCATCCAGAAGGTTCTGAGTATCCTGAGAGCATAAATGTTCCTCACATGAAAGTGATGAGAGACAGAGTTATTGATAGTGTTTTAAACAGAACTGGTATTGATGTTAGAGATTTTGATAGTATTATACATGCTTCAACTTCTCCAGGTAGAGATGAGAAAGGCAACATTATCAATTTTGATAACGAAAACGTAGTGAGGAACGTTTAATGCAAACTTTAGTTATCCAAACACAACATCGTGAAAACTACGGTGCCCATAATTGGGAAGGTGAGGGCGAATGTCCTCAACATTGGAAGTTCAAAGGTGGTAACACTTATTTTGTTACTGATTTGACTACTGCTCAAATCAATAAGATTGCACAGAAAGGTATTCCTACTCTGTCATTGCTTATTGAGCCCAAGTCAGAATATTTTGAAGAATATATCCTGGACTGGGAGATTCGTGATCTTGGTAAAAATGGCGACGGTAAAGGCCCAATTTGTGAGCCTTGGGAAACACCTGTAGAGTTCTTTTATAAGGACGGGTGGAAATGTCGTACCCATCACACTCCCAGCCCTGAATATAGCCATTGGAACCGTGCTATCATAGGCAAGGCTGAGCAATGGACACCTGGTGTTAATAATACTAGGTCTGACTATGCATGTCAGTTTAAAACTAAAAACGGTTGGTTTGATGCAGATCATCCTCAACTTAAATCAGAATGTAAGGAGGTTGCATAATGATTAAACAAAGAAATACAACTGTACTTGCTACTGAGTATCAAAGTACTGAACAACTTAAAAAGTTTTTCAAACATTGTACTGGTGCTAAACTAACACCGGTTGCTAGAACTGATAACGCATTTTGGATATCGGGTGATAAAAGAGGCGACTACTACGAGCAAAAATATTACAAAGTAGTATTTGGTCCAGTCACCCAAGTCTCTTATGGTCAAGGTAGAAGCGAAAAGTCAGGCTATGGTTTTGATATTCAATCCTCAGGTGACTACATGGGTTGGTCAATGATGGGCGAATACAGAACAATGATCAAAGAAACAATGGCTGAGTATAAAAAAGGCAAGGTAGCATAATGTACGATAAGCCAGAAAACGCACAACTATCAAGAAGGGAAAGAGTATTACTTGACCCACTTGGTGCTAGTAACAAAAGCGATGCTGAAAAGAAAGAAGCAAACAAAGAAGGTTCTTTCTATGGCTATAACGAAAAATCGGATAACTTTTATCCAGGGTTGGATGACTAATGCCTAATTGGTGCGGTAACTATACTGAGATAGAAGGTCCTGCAGATTTAGTGCATGATCTTTTTGAAGCAGGTAAAGACGAAAAGTTCTTAGAGCATATGGCTCCACTTGGTGAATGGGACTACAATGATGCTTTATCTTCTTGGGGAACTAAGTGGGACATAGACATCGGTCGTATGGACTTTAAAAAACTTGACAATGGTCGTGCAATCCTAAAAGGATACTTTGAATCTGCATGGTCGCCACCTGAACAAGCATTTCTAACATTTTTGTATAACAATAACGATGTTAATATTAAATTATTATATCATGAGCCTTCAATGGATTTTGCAGGCAGTTTAGAACATGGTACAATAACTATATCTGATGAAGGTCTAGACTTTTTTAACAATGATCCAGTTGGACAAGAATTGGATGAAACGTTTGGTATTATAGACGACTTAGAACAATACATTGAAGAGGAGATGGAAGAAGCGATTCATACAGATCCTACTATATTAACTAACCCGGAGAAAGATGACAGCAAAGCAGAAACGACAAGTTAATAATTTTATACAATCAGCATTAAAACTGCTAGGTTGTTCGATGTTATTCTTAGGAATGACAATGGCATTAGGTATTAAGATTAATCCACACATGGAATTGACTGCATATCTAATGTTATTTGCAGGTTCTGTACTTATAATGACACACAGTTTTAGAGACAACGATCATATGTTCTTGTTAGTGTCTAGTGCAGGATTTCTATTAGTAGGTAATGCATTTTTAGATACTGAAACTGCAATAATGATTGCAGAAAGTTATGGCATTGCTCTTACTGAAGAAGAAGGTTGGTTTACCAAGTACGGTAAACTATTTGTAGAAATTTTAAAGGCGGTGACATAATGGATGAACATGATTGGAATTTTTTAAAAAACATGTCTCCTTTGCTGATAGCGGCATTGGTAATGTTTTTAATGATGGTGGCATTTGATCTACGATGAGAGAACTAACCAACATGTTTATTGTAATGCAGGTATTGATAATTTTATCAGTATTTGTCATGACACAAACAATGTAATAATAAGTAGTAGTATGAAGAAAAGCACTACACAGATGACTAAAGCAGAACTGTTTACTGTTCTCAAAGAGAAAGACGAAGTAATAGCAAACCTTAATGCTAGGGTCGATGAACTAGAAAAAATGGCTATTGAAAGTAGAGCTATTCCAATGGATGCTGATGGCAGTAGATTACTTACTATTATGAATCAACGCATCAAAGCACTTGAGGAAAAATTAGAAAATGAGCAATAAAGTATTTGTTTACGGAACATTAAAATCAGGCGGACAGATTAGAGGACTTAATCAATTTGGTGATGGCGCAGTTATTGTAGGTAAAGCACAAACTGTATATCCGGATTATGACATGATTGATCTAGGCTCCTTCCCTGGTGTTGTTAAAGGCGGCACATATAAAATACAAGGCGAGGTATGGGAAGTTGACGATGAAACAATGCAAGACCTAGATGATATTGAAGGTTATCCAAATTTTTACAATCGCGAAGTAACAATGACAACGCAAGGCAAAGCATGGATGTATTATCTTCCTAGAGATACTTATTCAGGCTACGAAAATGTCGATTCACCACAGGTAGAAATTATCAATGACGAGGTGAAGATGTGGCATATATAAACAAACATTATTACAGTTGGAACGATATCGAATTAATGTGTCAAAGCATTATTATGGATATGTATGCAGACAACTGGAGACCAGATTACATAGTAGGACTAACCAGAGGTGGAAACATTCCTGCTACGATAATCTCAAATTGGACTGACATTACATGTCATGCTCTTAAAATCAGTTTCAGAGACCAAGAAGAAACTGAGTCCAACTGTTGGATGAGCGAAGATGCCTACAACGGCAAAAAGATTCTTGTTATTGACGATATCAATGACACCGGCGAAACATTAAACCACTTACAACAGGATTGGCAACAGAACTGCTTACCTGATGATATGAAGTGGGATATGATTTGGGGTGATAGTGTGAGATTTGCAACTCTAACTGAAAACTTTGCTAGTTCCTTTGGTCAAGTAAATTATTACTCCCATGAGATAAACAAAGCAGAAAATGATGTATGGCTTGTATATCCTTGGGAGAAACAGACTTGACCCACTCCGTAGAAATAACTACAGTTACTCATTACAGCGACAGATTGTTTAGTTTTACTACGACAAGACCCAGAGAATTTAGATTTAAAAATGGCGAGTTTGCCATGATAGGATTACCCAAAGACAAGTACAATGGCGAGAAACAAGTGTTTAGAGCATACAGTATTGTAAGCACAAACTATGATGATCACATTGAATTCCTTAGTATAAAAGTACCAAACGGACCTTTAACATCAATCCTACAAAAGATAGAACCAGGAGACGAACTGCTAATCAAACCTAAGTGTGTGGGTAGTTTATGTATAGATTACTTAAGACCTACTGAGAACTTAGTACTGTTAAGCACAGGCACAGGCATAGCACCGTTTATGAGTATTATAAGCGACTTTGAAACATACGATAAATTTGAAAATGTTTATTTGTTCCATACAGTAAGAAACATTAATGAACTATCCTACATAAATGAAATAGATAATTTGGTTGACTTATTTCGCGGATTAGTGTATATTAATACTGTTACAAAAGAACCGTATGTAAGACCTGGTAGGTTCTGGAACTATTTAGAAGATTACTTACCAGGCGGCTTTGATAAACACAGAGACGCAGTAATGGTATGTGGTTCACCTGAGTTAAACAAAGGTTGCAGAACATTGTTTAAAGGCTTAGGGTGGGAAGAAGGTAATCAGGGCGAGATAGGAGACTTCTTGCTAGAAAGGGCATTTGCAGACTAAGGAGTAAATTATGGCAAAATATAGATATAGAATTGAGGGCGGTAGATATGGAGGCGAATGTGCTATTGGTACTGTCACAGAAGAATTTGCCAAATACTGGGCTCCTAAAATAGAAGAGGATGGTTCACACCAAAGTGGTTTTATTGATCATGTACTGTCACTAAGCGAGTGGGACGATGATGACGAGCAAGATCCTAATTCACCAGACATCACTGCTGAAGGCAATGAAATTGAAGGCTGGTATGCAGTAGATGATAAAGAACATATCAACGCCGCATTTGCAGATGGTGGCTTTACAGTATCAAGTGTTCCAGCAGATGGTTCAGATGATTACGAATATGATGAAAATGAAATCAGTTGCGAAGCATATTGGCTCAAAGGCAGAGAAGGTGGATACATCAGCACAGACTCAACAGGCGAAACACCAGAAGGCTGTACACCTGTAATGGCATTTATGAGTGTTGAGAAAGGTGGCTTTGCTACTTGGTTTGTTGACACTGATGAAGAGTTTGATACAATGAAACTTGCAATGACGGTTAACGAAACTTGTATGGGTGAGTTTGTTGAGGACCTAGCATACGACAAAGTATGGCTAGAAGCAAATTACGACTACAACGACACAATGGGTAAAAGTTACGAAGCCGAAGTAGGCTGGAGTACAGACCAGTGGAGAGACGAGTATGTGGAACCAGAAGAAGATAAAAATATGGATGAGTTCTGGGAAGAGTACGACGCAGAATTTGAAGACTGAACATCCAGCATATGTTAGATATCCATTCTTAAACGTAAAGTTTGGAGTAGAACGAGAATATATGTTCGCATGGTTACCTAAGAAAACAGTATCAGGTAAATGGGTTTGGTTAACAAAGATTCTTAAAACTACTCACACAACTAGAAGAAGGTTTGTTCCTAAATCTAAAAACGTATGGTATAAGCAAACAGCAAATTTCAAAAAAACCGTGTATTATGAAACACACGATCAAGTAGCACAAAGGGTACTATCTAATGAGAATTGAACGAGACATTAAACTAGACTACAGCGATGTATTATTTCGCCCTAAGCGAAGTGCTATGTTAAGCAGAGGCGATGTAGATTTACAACGCACATATAAGTTTAAACATAGCAACAAAGAATACAATGGTATTCCTATAATGGCTAGTAATATGCACGGTGTTGGTACAAAAGGCATGGTGTTAGAACTAGCAAGACATGGTATGTTTACATGCCTAGTCAAAGAAGACAATCCAGCAGAACTTTGGGATTGGTTAAATAACAACGAATACAAATCAGACATAGTAAAAACAATGGCAGTTAGCACAGGTGTTACTGCTATTGATAAAGAACGTATTGATTCTGTACTTAAATTAAATAGAACAATAGACTATGTGTGTATTGACGTAGCAAACGGATATTCAGAAGGCTTTATAGATTTTGTAAAACGGTTCAGAGAAGAGTATCCTAAAATTACAATTATTGCTGGTAATGTAGTAACACCAGACATCACAGAGGAGTTAATTTTAAGTGGAGCAGATATTGTTAAAGTTGGCATTGGGCCTGGTAGTGTTTGCACTACTCGTATTAAGACAGGTGTTGGCTATCCGCAACTATCCGCCGTTATTGAGTGTGCCGATGCCGCTCATGGTCTTGGTGGACACATCATTGCTGATGGGGGTTGTAGTAGTCCTGGAGATGTAGCAAAGGCATTTGGTGCCGGAGCAGACTTTGTAATGCTAGGAGGAATGTTAGCAGGATATGATGAGGGTGGCGGCGAAGTTATATCTAAGTACTTACTAACTAATGAACAAGCAGGTGGTACTAGTGCAGGCATTCCTAAGAAAGTAGAAAAACAATTTGTGGAGTTTCATGGAATGAGCTCTAATAATGCAACGGAGAAAAATAATGTTAAAGATTATAGAACAAGTGAAGGCCGTGTCGTACACATACCTTACAAGGGTGCCGTGGAGAGCGGAGTACGAGACATTCTTGGCGGTTTGCGTAGTACTTGCACTTATGTTGGTGCAACGAGCCTAAAAGAACTAAGTAAACGTACAACCTTTGTACAAGTGAACAACGGTAAGCAGTACAATACAATGTACGAGTCATTCACAACAGGAGAATAAAATGGCACAGGAACAGCAACAGCAAAGACTGAGATTCCAAGACAAGAAAATTAAGGACCAATCACAAGCAATCAAAGAACAAGAAAAACAAATTGCAGAATGGATCAAACAACAACAAGACCCGAGACACAATCAGGAATGAATAGATACGTTTTCTTTGGTGACTCCAGTGTTTGTGGTTTAGAGATAGAAGACCACGAAGTACTTAAAAACGACTTTGAATTAGTCAATGTAATGAAAGAAGGACTAATTGATCAATACGATTTTAAGACGGCGGTTGTGATGTGGCACATGCATATGGCACAACAAACAAACATGTCACCTTGGGATTATATTAACAGACCTGTAGAAAGCAGTTACCCTTACTTGTTAGCAGAAAGTCAAAATGTAGACATAAAAACATATTGCCAAACAGCAAGTAGTATGGATTATGTTTTACTGCAATTACAAAACCTACATGCACAAAAAGAAATTAATCCTGACAACGATGTACTATTTGTAGGTATGTGTCGCCCTACTAGAACGTACACACTGGATAATGATGAGGGAAGGTATAACTTTGCATTTGAAAACGCAGACGGCAAAGACAGTTCAGATCCAGAAACAGCACAAATGCTAAAACGTTTTGGACATAACAAAGAAATATTATTATCAGAATTTTTAACAGACAACAAATTAGTTGCCAGTTTTTATTCAGCACTAGATGGCATTATTAACTTTGCCACAGTAAATAACTACCAACTACACCTTGTTCCCCATTTTAATCAAGACTATATAAAAGTAGATGGCGAGCATAGACCACCAACTAATGCATACAAAACCCATTGCGAAACCAAGCAAGAATGGGAGTATTGGGACTTTTGCATAGACACATATAATAGAGCAAAACTGTATATGATTGATGAATCAAGGCACTTGATGTACTTCCAAGGAGACAGAGACCTTTGCGGTTTTTATCATCCAGATCAAGAAGCACACAGACAATATGCAGAATATATTGCCAAAAACCTAAATAAAACAGGTTTTAATTAATAAATACAACTGTAAATGATTATACAACCAGACATATTACGATACAATAGGAATCCAAGTTTAAGTCCTTGGTTCAAAGAAAAGTTAAATCAACTAATTTCCTATGGTGTCTACCACAGCGACATACAAGGTTTACAGACATCCTTAGTAACAGAGCTCATTGAGTATAAAGCCAAGTACAACTTAGAACATGTTGTAATTGGAATAAGCGGTGGTATTGATAGTGCTGTTACGGCTTTGCTTTTCAAAGAAGCAGGGTGGCAAGTAACAGGTTGTATGTTACCTATACATCAAAACAATGATGAACTAGAAAGAGCAAAAACATTCTGTATTGAAAAACTAGATAGTTGGATTGAACATGATTTATCTAAACAATTTGATGCACTAGTTTCTATCATGGATGAAACTATTTCGCATGACGGATTATCAGATGATAAAATACGTCAAGGTAACATAAGAGCAAGATTAAGAATGATTACACTATACGACCTAGCACAAAAGCATGGTGGTTTAGTAGCAAGTACTGATAACTATTCAGAACTTGCATCAGGATTTTGGACTTTGCATGGTGATGTTGGTGACGTCTCACCTATCCAAGCATTGACTAAGAGCTGGGAGGTTCCTGCACTAGCAGAACATCTCGGAGTTCCACGTGATATCGTGGAAGCAGTTCCAACAGACGGATTAGGAATTGCAAATGGTGACGAAGACCAATTTGGTTTTAGTTACTTGGAGTTCGATATAGCACTCTTTTCCATATTAAGAAGAGAAGTGAATGAGGACGAATTAACCGATGAAGATAGAGCGATTGTAAATGCGGTCGCTGACCGAGTGAGGAGTACTACTTACAAACGTACAAATCCGTTCAATCTTGATCATCCAATTGACTCATCTAGATATAGTGAGTTAAGTAAACTAGATAACTACTTAAGGAGTTAACCCATGGGTATTGAAGTAATTGCGGTAATAGTTCTAGTAGTTGTTGGTGGTGCATTTTGGTATTTTAACAAAGATCAAAATGACCTAGATATTAACGACGATGGCAAAGTTGATGTAGCCGATTTAAAAGAAGCGGCATCTAACGTTGCTAAAGGAGTTAAAGCAGAAGTTAAAAAACTTCCAACACCTGCTAAGTTAAAAGCTCAAACAAAAGCACAACTCGAAGAGTTGGGTAGAGAGTTTGGCATTGAACTTGACAAACGTAAAAATAAAGATAAGATGATCGCTGACCTAAAAGCAGGCGTGAAAGCTCAATCTAAGTAATATTTTACTATAGTGAAATAAAGACTCTTCGGAGTCTTTATTTTTGACTAAAATTCCACAATAACTTAACACATCAGTTAACGATTTGATAAATATCGGTGGAAGTTGAAAATATGCACTCCTTCTTCCACAACAGTTTTTGAAGACTGTCGAGTGTTGCCGAGATATGTATTCTCTGGTCTCAATTAAAGAAGAACAGCACCAATTCGAAGTCTTACAAAAGTTTAGGAACTTTTAGAACTGAGTATTGTCCGAGAGGAAATATGAATACGGATGCTAAGAAAATTTAGATTCGGAGAAACGAAATGTCAACCATCACAAAAACACGTGACGGTAACTATCCTTTTCAACGTATAGTAAATAAATGGTCTTCTATCAAAGACGCGGTCTGCAAAGACGGTGCATTGTGTCAAGACTTGTTTACCGTAGGCAGTTTAGTCTTTATGGTATGGTTTATGTATGTTGCAATGGAACCTATTTTAATTTTTAGGTAAGTTACTACACAACAAACGAGGCTCACTATGTGGGCCTTTTTTGTATTTGCAAGTATAAATATCTGTATGCTTGAAAGTTTAGACAAGATTAAAAATACTATCAAGGACTTCCAGTCAGCAAAACAATTCGATGATTGGTTAATGGCGGTAGGTAAATCTTCTGGCGATAACTTAAGAAGTATTTGCGTAGAAGAGAATCACGTTAGAGGCTGTACAACTAATGTATGGATAACAGGTAACAAGATTAAAGAGAAGTGGTACTTTGGATTCTACAGCAACACAATGTTTACTAACGGTGTTGTAAGTATTGTGTGTGAAGGCTGTAACGGCTTAACTGCTGACCAAGTTGCCCAAATTAAATACACAGACTTTGATTGGCTTGGAGGAAACTTAACTCTAAACAAAAAGAAAGGCTTACAGGCAATGCTTAATCACATTAAAAATATTGCTAAGACTTGACTTTACAGTATTTAGAATGTATAATAACTGAATAAACAAACGGAGATAAAATGAACTTTGTACCATATGTAATTGAGAAAACAGCACAAGGCGAAAGAAGTTACGACATTTACAGTAGACTATTAAAAGAACGTATTGTGTTTCTTAATGGTGAAGTAAATGATCAAGTTTCAAATAGTATCTGTGCCCAACTACTGTTCTTAGAAGCAGAGGATCAAGACGCAGATATAAGTTTTTATATTAATAGTCCAGGCGGTGTAGTAACTGCTGGAATGGCAATGTACGATACTATGCAATACATCAAACCAGATGTAGCAACTATAGTAATGGGACAAGCGGCATCAATGGGTAGTTTACTTGCCCAAGCAGGTGCACCAGGCAAAAGATCTTTATTGCCTAAAAGTAGAACAATGATTCACCAACCATCAGGTGGTGCAAGAGGAATGGCTTCAGACATTGAGATTCAATACAGAGAGATTGAACGTATGAAAAAAGACCTCACAGAAATTTATGTTAAGCACAACAGCAAAGGTAAAACCTATGCTGACTTTGAAGCAGGCATGGATAGGGATAATTTCTTAACGGCTCAAGAAGCAGTTGACTGGGGACTAGCAGACGAAATTGTAGAGAAGAGGTAATGTTTGAGCGACAAGCAGAAGTTCTTGACTTATCTACTATACTAGACATATATAAATTGTATAGAGAACTACCTAACCAGGTAGATTTACAAGGATTAGTTACTGAAAGACATTGGCCTAGTTTTGTAGGACATTTTTTAGTAACCAAATTCTCACATGAAGAGTTTGACTTTGCTTGGAAAAAGATAAAAACAGCATTACCTAATTGTAATTTAGTAGAAGCAAGAATACTAAAATACAGTTTAGGCAGTCATATACCACCACACTTAGATATGCACGAAGCACAAGAGTCAGACCTAAGTGTAATACTGCAATTAAATCACCCAGATGATTATAAAGGTGGGGATATGATGATAGACGGAGAACTAGTAGATATGGACCAGGGTGATATGGTCTATTATACATATGATGTAAGACATGGCGTAATGCAAGTTAAAAATGGTAGTCGCTATGTTGTTAATTTAAGGTGTAAATTGGTTAAATAGTAGTATGCAAACATTTGATCCATCAAAAGAACTAATAACTATTACTGAGAGTGCTCAGGTACACTTCAAGCAAGTAGCAGAAGACACTGGAGCACACGGTATAAGATTAAAACTAACAGGAGGCGGTTGCGCCGGATTTGCCTATGAGTGGGAACCTGTAGAAACTACATCGGATATTAGACTAGATGAGTTTTCAATAAACTTTGAAGGTTGGAGTTTTTACTTAGACACATTGAGCAAACCTTACTTAGTAGGTAGCACGGTTGACAAGAAAACTAGCATAGCAGGAAGTATTATAGAGATAGAATCTCCATTAGCATCTAGTACTTGTGGCTGTGGCGAAAGTGTAACGTTTGACGTATGAATAAAGTAGACTATAGTTTCTTAGAGTACTCTTATAATCCAGAGGAAATGCCTATAACAGTTGTAGAATCACAACTAGAAAGACTTGGTTTTTCAAAACGTACAAGAAACAGTGAAGGAAATGTTGTTATTTGGACGCAAAATCTCTGTATCTTGATACTAAAAGCATGTAACGTGCAAAAGGCAGGAATTACAGGAATTGGCTTCCTTTGTGATAGAGGTACTATTGAATCCACTAATGCACAACCTGATCCAGATGATACTGGAATGTACATTGTAGATAATTGTGCAGGGTTGCGTACACTATTAATGCCTCAAGAAGATTTCAACGACCTTAGAAGATCCTTACAACACATAGAAAGGAATAACACTCCGGGCTCAGGTGCTGGCTTACATTATGTTAGTGGTATTATATACAATAACACTGATGCTAGAATGCGAGACTTCTACCAAGAACTAGGTTTTAAATTTACTAAAACTGGAAACAGATACTACACATTTGTAAGTGCAAACAACAGATTTACAATACTCATGGACACACAATCAAATGACAATAACATTCCTTCAGTAATTTGCGACACAGACGATGTGTTTGTTACAACAGCAAATTATGTGTCTGGTGGTGTAGAACTTAGGCATTTTGAAATACCAGATCAATTAGACTTTGGTGCTCTTAATCATAAGATTAGAGGTTATAACTGTAATGCAAGTGGCAATGAAAACAGTTACACCATTGAAAACTTGATACCAAATGCGGCACCTAACTTAGATATTATATTTAGACAACGTAAGCAGTATCTACATATATCTGAGAAAACATTGGACACTTATTATGCAGACGCAGAGAAGTAAAACATACCAAGAAATATTTGGCGATGACGAAATGCTTGAAGCATTTGGTACACTTACTCCATCTGTGAGTGAACGTACTGCATATTTCTTTGAAAGTTGGATGGATTGGAGACCTACAAGAGTAAAACTCAAAGCCCACTTTGATCATGTAACTAGAAGTATGTGTAAAGAACTAGGCTTAAAAGAGTTTTGGGATTTTCAAGTTAGAGAAAATGAAGTGCGATTTAAAGATGAAGAAACAAAAGCATGGGCATTAATGAGCGGCATAGAAAGTTGTAGATACCAGGAGAGACATTACCATGAGTGGGTTTGATTACTACGATTATGTAAACGGCCTTAACGAAGGCAAGTTAGTTGCTGAAATGGAAAAACTAAACAAGAGATTGTTTAAAACCAATCCCACAAGTCCTATATACAATCAATTAACAAACATGATACAAATGGCCAACGAGGCTTACAATGATATATTAAGTGCCCAAAGAATAAAAGCAGAAGACAAGGTATTAGATATTGGTGAAACAGATCATATAACTTACACACCAGACTATACCAAAGAAGATATAGTAAATGCATACATAGAAGTATATACTAAAAAGAAACCCGGAGAGCCTGGCACAAGGCAATAATTATGAGACAAGTTACACTAAACAAAACACTTCCTATGCGAGTGTTAATGCTTGACACTGACCAGAACGCAATTCAAACCACAGAGTATAGATTAACATACAGCATGACGACAACCGTTGACACTGAAGCAGTTGATCCTCACTTAGAAGCACAAAAGGCACAAAACAAAAGTTATGCAAAGGTTAATACATTTGTAGAGCAAATATTAGATCACAGTTTTATTATACAGATTGGTAATCCTGATTTAAAATTTATAGAAAAATACAATAACAATATTATAGTAATGCCAGATTTAGGCGAGACAACATTTTTAGCGGCATTGCATTGCAAATTGAATCATATTGTAGACAAAAATACGTTTGTTGATAACTTAGCATTAGTAGATACAGATCAGCAAATATCTTATAACTACAATGTGGATAGTTTTGAGGAAGATACTTGGATAGAACTACCCACACATGACGAATGGTTACCAGAACTTGCACACTTTGAACAGAGTTGGTGGTTCAGATATGATATGAGTACTGTTGATGGTATGTCAACAAATCAAGAAGAACATGACATGTGGTTATTAACCAGAGACGAAGCAGGTGTTGATGACATAAACAAAGAGCCGTTAGATTACATTGATAAAACATTTGATAAAATGTTTGATGAATCAACTCCTAAAGATGGACAAGTAATAGATTTAAAAGGTTATAAAGTAGCAAAAGAAAAGAAAGAAACTGGATGGAAACCAACATTGGTATAGTAGAAAATGGTTGACATAAACAATATTATATGTAATAATAACGATTATGGAAATAAAAAACTCTGAATCTACAGGTATTGAATTACTATATCGTAACAGATCATTAGTAAACATACCCTTTGAAGACGATGTTGTAAAAGAATACAACAACGCATCGTTTGAATTAGATTTAGAAGAGTTAGTAAGTAAGGGTAACTGGAGCAAAGATTTTAACATTCCACAACACTATAAAGATATAGATATTGAGGAATACATTATTTCGCTAATTCCAAAAAGCCAAGGCGTAGGCAGTAATCCAGCCACGGCAAGAGTAGAGATGGAATTAGCCGAATTTAAAGCCAGGAACCTATTTCCTATACTGCAATTATTGATATATATAATTGACACTATGAGAAAAAACAACCTTGTATGGGGTGTAGGAAGAGGAAGTAGTGTTGCAAGTTATATACTCTATTTATTGGGTGTACATAAGGTAGATTCGGTTAAATATAACTTAGATATAAAAGAATTTTTGAAATGAGGATATTATGGTAACAAGAAAAAGCAACAGAGGACAATCGATTGATATGGATGCCTTGATTGCGGCCAATAAGGAATCTCCTGCAGTAGGCAATATGAAAGTAAATGCCGCTGGTGATGAGATGGGTCCTGGTGGCGAGATTGTTCGCCCTAACGAAGATAGAGTTAGAGCATACTATAAAGAGAATCCTTCAAGTAGTACATCTCAAGTAAGTTTAAAAGGTGAAATGCCTACAGTAAAAGCAGAACCAGATAAAGATGTTCCAATGGAACCTAAAACAGCCAAAACAGCAAAAGAAAACAAACGTAAAGCACAGGAAGAACCTAGTGTTGTAGATACAGTTGAAGAAGTTTTAGAAGATAAACTCGAGGCTATAGAAGAGCCAGACGAGTTTGCAGAGCCGGAAGAAGTCGAAGAAATACCACAGCCACTAGGATGGAAGGAAGTTGAACTTCCTAATGGCGACATAGAAATGGTACCATACTACGAAGAGGATGATGAGGATGCAAATACCTAATTACAACGACAGTAATTACACAATCACGATGGGCGATTCAGCCGTCTCACTTAGCGATACAGTTACAGTAACAGTCGACAACTTAGACAATGACTTAGACGTACTTAGTTTCTCTGACAACTATACATTTACTACATCAATACCTAACACAATTACATTAGGTGATGTAGTTATCACTGAAAAGAAACTAGAGAGATTATCTGCATTACTAGATATAATCGAGGGCATGGGCGAAAGCGACTTACTAGACATGCTTAACACACAGACAGCACTAAACAAGGTAAAAAATGACACAACTGAGAGCGATTAAAGATCGAATACTAGCAATCAACGGCGACTTCAAAGACACAGTCACGGAGTCAGGATTATTAATTAAATCAACAGCAGGTAGCAATGAAGGTATTACACCACGTTGGTTTGAAATATTAGAAGTAGGACCAGACATTGATTGGGTAACACCAGGACAATGGGTATATGTGGAATACGGTCGTTGGAGTGAGTCCATAGAGTTAAAAGACGATAGACTAGAAGACGGTAAAGGTGATGTATGGCTATTAGATGGCAAAGGATGTCTAGCCGTATCCGACGAAGCACCTGACAATACTATGTATTATAACAAGGACACAGCATTTGATGGTGTGTACAGGAACCCATTAGACCAATGAAATGGATAGATCAAAATAATAAACCCAAAACTAACCCATGGTTCAATACGTTTGGACTTGCAGGACTAATGTTCTTAGGAGCAGTACTTTTTGCAGGAGCCAGTCCATGGTACTTTATACCAGCATTCTTTTTTGTAATGATGGGACAAGGATTACAAGTAGCACAAAACAAAGAAGACCAGGAGTAACATGCCATACATAGAAAGGACAGGTACCAAGACAATTAAAGAACAGTTACAGCAATGGTATCACGTTATGGTAGACCCACGCATTGATGGATTCAATGGATGGGGTTGTAAAAAGAAGTGTTACGAAGTTTTGTTTGAACTACAAAAGATTTTAGATAATGCACCTACATACGCAGGTGAAGAAGAATGGTTAGCAGAGAAAAAACAGGAACGAGTACAAGAAGTACTTGAAGGCAAGAAAGCCAATATAAATTACGTTCCATAGGAGACTGATATGAAAAAACAATTTTTAGGATTACTAGCAACAGTACTGATTGTTAGTGGATGTGCAAACTGGGGAGATTATATCCCAGAAGAGTTTGATGGCAACGAGTATATGAAACTTGCCGAACTATCTGTATTATCAAGTCTTAGTGAAACATGCGACGGTGTAGAGTTAGCAAGTATGAGATTTAATAGTGCTGTACTTATGAAATACAGTGAAGGTACACTTAAGGCAAACATTGCAGAAATATATGCTGGCATACATGGCTTAACAGTAGAACTAACTGAAAGAGAAAATCCGTCAGCCGCATACTGTAGAATTAAAAGGGGCAACATCTCGAAGTTAGTAGATGAGGCAATGGATACATTTGGAGATAGAAAGAAATGAGCGATTACACAAAATTAGAAGAAGATTTAAAATCACAAGTACTAGAACTTAAAGCATTAGTAGAAGCAGGTGATATGTCAGAAGATGAATACAACGAACTAGTTGAAGACATCACAGACTCTGCAAAAATTAGTGGAAGGATTGGTACAGAAGCCGATGCAATTATGGTTGGAAAAGTAATTGATGCCGTTAAACTAGTTGCTAGTTTGGTCTAATGTCAACTCTTAGACTTGGTATTATCGGTTGCGGTTTTGTAGGCGGTGCTGTCAACAAAGGTTTTAATAAGGATGTCGAGAAGTTTATAGTTGATCCTAAAGTTGACGGGAACATTCCCTTAGAAAAACTTGTCGATGAAAGTCCTAGTATTACTTTTGTATGCCTGCCTACACCTAGACAAGATACACACCAAGACGTAGATATAAGCATTGTTAAGGAAATGCTTGATCAACTAGATAGATTAAAATATAAAGGCATAGTTGTACTTAAAAGCACAATCACGCCTTACTATCTAACAAAATTCAAAAAGATGTACGACTTAAAAATTGTGTACAATCCAGAATTCCTTAGAGAATCAAACGCAGATTACGACTTTACAAATCCTAGTATGCAAGTATTAGGTGGCAAATGGAAAGAGTGCGAAATAGTTGAAAAGGCTTATGTGAGACACAGTTCTGTTAAGATTGTGCCTACATTTAAAACAGATTTAATCACAGCAAGTTTCCTCAAATACACAATTAACAGTTGGTTAGCAACTAAAGTAGCATTCTTTAATGAACTACACGACTTGTTTGAAGCAAGTGGCTCTAACAGTTCTTGGGAACACTTTACTGAAATGTTAGAGAAAGACGAACGTGTTGGCAAGAGCCACATGCAAGTACCTGGACCAGATGGTAAATTTGGTTTTGGTGGTACATGTTTTCCAAAAGATACAGATGCATTATTGTACTATGCTAAACTTACATGCAAAGGCGGCAGTCCTTTATCAGTGCTAAAGTCAGCAGTTGACATAAACAAAACCCACCGCGAAAAAGATTCAAACTAGCAAATACGTTATAAATAGAGGTATAGGGGACAAAAATGTTCAAGCAATACCATAATTTTCTAAGTCCAGAACTGCTAAAAACTTTGCAGGACTCCTATATGCGAGATGATATCGTATGGAAACATAGAAACTTTGGTAGATTCTTTTTGTACTTAGATTCCGTTCATCACGATGCAGTATTAGATGAACTTTATTATAACGAAAACTTACCTACATACAAAAACAAAAAGATGATGAGACATCATCACATGTACTTACAAAGGTTTGTTCCTGGTAGTTGGTTACCTTTGCATAGGGAAAGATGTTATGGAGTATTAACCATTTATCTAAATCCTGATGAGGACTGGAATGAACAAAACCCAGCACCTAAATTTGTTTACTATACAACGCAAGATTTACACAACTTAGAAAATCATGAACACACATATGATATACATTGTAACTCAGGTACATTCTTTTTAACAGATGAAAATGATCCAACAATGAATGCATATCACAAAGTAGAATACAATGAAAGTGATCAAAGTAGATATGCATTACAAATGTTCTTTGGACCAGGGCAACAAGCACATGGAACAATGACAGGTAACATAGGCTATAGAACGCATGAGTACAGAAACAATGAGACTCAAGGTAAGTATGCGGATATGGAAATTGACCAAACTCAGAAAGCAATAATGAGTGGAGCATTAGAGTTACCAAGTCTAGGACAAATGGCTAAAACATCTGAAGAATGGAAAGCAGATAATCTAGAAATCATTGAACGGTTAGAGCGAGATGGTTGAGATACATCATAGTACTAAAAAACGATTTACTCTTTACGAGAACATACTTAGCAACGAACTTGTTGATGAATTACATGATTACTATTATGGAAGAATAGAAGAACGAAGTATTCCGGTATATGGCAAACAGTTTGTAGACATATTTAAAGTTGGTAAAGCAAGAAAAGTATTACCAGGTACAGTAAACTTAACACAAGATCAACAACTGAGAATATTAGAAGAACTATACGGTAATCCAAACTTACCTTTCTACAAAGAAAAGAGACTGTTAAAAGATTTAGGTTTGCCAATGAGAATTAATAACTTTTTACCAGGCGGAGGCTTTCCACCTCATACCGATTTTGCCTGGGGTTCTATGACATTGTTTTTAAACAAAGAGTGGAATGAAGAATGGGGCGGTAACTTTGTTTGGTATGAAGATGATGACACTGAACAAGAAAACGGAATTGCAATAACACCCAAATATAACTGCGGTATCCTCGATTGTTACCCTGAACCTACTGTAGGGTGTTTGCACAGAGTAGAAGAGGTAACGCAAGATAGATTAACCATACAGGCTTTTTGGGGACTGGGTAGCGATTATGTTAATATAGGTAATATACCTGAAAAGTATATGTATATGATACCAGAAGAATTACGTGAACAGTTTGTTAAAAAGTCTTGACAATAGGGGCAAAGAGTAGTATAATGTTAAAAAAGTTATGGACTACATGGAAATATGCAGTAGGCAGTTTTTCAGATGAACAAACTGAAGAATACGATGACATTGTTGCGATAGTGAGAACATTTATTGTTGGAATCAATGTTATATGTGCATTTTTTATTATGGCAAATATAATACACAATTGGTGAGTAAATGAAAGAATTATGGACAGAGAAATATAGGCCGTCAAGCATAGATACTTATGTGTTTCGAGATGACGGCCAACGCCAGCAGGTAAGTGGCTGGGTACAAGAAGGAGCACTACCCCACTTGCTCTTTAGTGGTGCTCCTGGAACAGGTAAAACAACGTTAGCAAAAGTTTTACTTACAGAACTAGATGTAGACAGCATGGACATACTAGAGATTAATGCTAGTAATGAAAACAATGTTGATACAATTAGAAACAAGATCACAAACTTCAGTAGCACAATGCCATTTGGAGATTTAAAATATGTATTGCTCGACGAGGCTGATTATATTACGCCAAATGGTCAAGCGGCATTACGTGGTGTTATGGAAATGTATCATACAAGTTGTAGGTTCATACTTACTTGTAACTATCCACAACGTATTATTCCAGCACTACACAGCAGATGTCAAGGCTTCCATATTGAGAAGTTAGACATCAATGAGTTTACAGCAAGGCTGGCACAGATCTGTATTGATGAGGGTGTAGCAGTAGACTTAGAAACACTAGACACTTATGTACAAGCAAGTTATCCTGACTTGCGTAAAAGTATTAACTTAGTTCAACAAAATGTAGTAGAAGGTGTACTACAAGCACCACAAGTAGGCGATAGTGGTACAAGCGATTGGATGTTAGATGTAGTAGCATTATTCAAGCAAAGTGAATACAAGAAGGCCAGAGAACTTATTGTAAGCCAAGCAAGACCAGAAGAGTACGAGGAAGTATATCGTTTTATGTATCGTAATTTAGACTTGTGGGGTTCAACAGAATTGCAACAGGATCAAGCCATTGTTATTATCAGAGACGGTATAGTTAAAAGTGTAGCATGTGCAGACCCTGAAATTAATCTTAGTGCGACACTAATTGAATTGCAATTAAATGCGAGTTAGGGGTGAAATTTGTTCTGCTATCAGACTTGGGTCACAAGCCTACACGAGCAGGCAGACTACTAAACAATAGTAGAGCCTCTGGTGCTCATCACATAACGCAACTAGCCAGAGACCATGGCGCAGAAGCAACCAATATAGATTACTGGACAGAGTGGCAAACTGCTTGTCTACGTGATGCATTAATACATTGGTTAAGTGATGATCCTGATCCTTGGATAGGGCTGAGTGGAAGTATAGACGGCAGTAGCACAAACGATTTTAAAACACTAGTCCATCTAATAAAAAGAGAAGTACCAAACTTAAAAGTAATGCTTGGTGGTTACAGAGTTCCTGTTGGAACTAGGGATTGGGTAGACTTAGCATTTATAGGTCGTAGCGGAAACATATTTACAAAATGGTTACGCAACGAAGACATATCAGAATACTTGTTTAGTACCATAGATCAAAATGCTCCTCCCACATATAAGAATCCGCATGGACAAATACTAGAACTTCCTGTAGCACCTATTGTACAACAAAATGATTTTTGGAGCGAGTACGAAACACACACCATTGAACTAGCATTAGGTTGCAAATTTAATTGTAGTTTTTGCGGGTACGACTATAGGAACGTTAGGAATCCTGTACTTGTAGATGAAGAAAAACTATACAACAGTATTAAGTCTGCACACGATAAATTTGGTATAACTAATTTTGTGTTAGCAGATGATACTATAAACGAAGTAGACGACAAGTTAATACTGTTAGCAAACGTAAACAAGCAATTAGACTTTGAACCAAACTACATGGCTTTTGCTAGAGCAGATGTACTAGGTGCCCAAATGCATCAAATAGACTTACTCAAAGAAGCAAGAGTAAATGCTATGTTCTTTGGATTAGAGAGTTTAAATCCAAGTGTTACTAAAATGATTCGTAAAGGCGGCAAGCCAGAAAGAATGTTACAGTCATTGAGAAGTATAAAAGCAGAGTTTCCAGAAGCATTTACTTTTGGCAATTTAATTATGGGACTTACTGGTGATTCTGAAGAAAGTATTATTAAAAACTGTAACATAATAGTTGAGGAACAATTATTAACTAGCGGTGGTTGTAACTCATTGAGGATATATGAAAACTTAGAAAATCCAGATGTTAAAAGTGACATAGACATTGATCCTAACAAGTTTGGATATGAGATTATAGGCACAGACAAGGAATGGGCAGAACTAGGATATAGTTCTCAAGTATGGAAAAACGATTGGACTAATCAACATGATGCTGATGTACTATCTGAAAGAGTTGATGCAATCTTAGGTGAAGGCTTACAGTCTAAATTTACAGCACACGAAATACACGGATTGAGAACACTTGTACCAGGACATGATTGGAGTTGGTACAACGATCATTTCCATTTAGCAAACAGGCTAAGGGAGAAAGTAGTTAGATCATACGTCAAAAATAAAGAAAAATGGCTACTAGGTAGATAAATACTACTACATAGGAGACAGAGATGGCCAAAGCCAAAACAGAAGAAAAACCAAAGTCCGTAGTAGTCGAACAAAAAGCCGGCGGATCGGTTAAGAGACTACCTTGGTATAAAAGACTTTGGGAATGGTTTATTGGACTCTTTGTAAACGAATATGAACTTATTATTTGGTTTCATAACGAAACTGATATATCTCAAGAAGGACTCAAAACAGTAAGAAGAACTAGAAGAGAATTCTTACTAAAGTCTATATCTAAAAGCAACAGCAAACACATCAAGGGTACAGATGCATTTGGCAAGCCTTTTGAAATTAAAACAGTGGAGCCATTTGATTACCAGATACGCAAACTGAGGTAACATGGCAAAATTCGACGGTGCTCTAATCATAGAGTTAACCAATACAAAAACATCAACTTCCATCCACACTGATACAGTTAGACCATTAGGTGTATTTGGTTTGCATGATGTATTCGTAAAACGTAATATACCTAGTACTGTTATTAACTATGCGGACTATTGGGATAGTAAGGAATTATTAGCATCAATACAGCAATGGTGCTCAAAACATGCTGTAAGACGCCCTGTAGTCGCTTGTAGCACGTTATTTAATGCCGATATACTCAACAATAACACCACTATATACAAGGTTTTAACAGAGTTAAAGACACATATTGACATTACTATTGCTGTTGGAGGACCTAATAATCACTTCTCTTTTGACGATTTAAAGCCAGATGTAATGTTTTTAGGTAGAACATTACACTTGTTTGAACACTGGATAGACGGCTTACCAATACGACAACCAGCAATAGAAAATGGTATTCCAGTACACAGACCAAAGGATAAAGAGATAGTAGAAACTCCTATAGTTAGTAAACTATACAATGATTACTGCCTTATGCCTACAGATGTTCTAAACTTCGAAACACGTTTAGGGTGTAAGTTTAATTGTACATTCTGTTCATTCCCACATCGTAATGCCAAAGATACACAAGACTCTGATCCTAATGCATTGTATGAATTCTTTCAAACAGCAAAGGACGAGTATGGTGTAACACATTTCAGTTGTGCAGACGATACTATAAACGAGGACGACAGCAAGTTAGAATGTTTACTGTCAGCAGTAGAAAGATTAGACTACACTCCTTTTATTGTTGGCTTTACTAGGTTTGATATTATAGCAAACAAGCCAGAACAAATAGAACTGTTAGACAAGTGTGGCATACATGCACATTTTTGGGGCACAGAAACATTCCATCCAGTTGCAAGTAAAAACATTAAAAAAAGATTAACCAAAGAAAAAGCATTTAGCACAATGCAATATGTAAAAGAGAACTATCCTCATTGGTGGACTGCCGCAAGTTACATAACAGGCTTACCTGGGGAGCCAGTAGATCATTGCATAGAAACTATTAATGAGATACGAGAACAACAATTAGTAGACAGCCTAAGTATTATCCCATTAAGCATATCTCACTTACCAGGAGAGGATAACGATGCTAGTGCATTTTCCAAAGAGCCTGAGAAGTATGGCATAACTTTAAGCAAGAAAGAAAGAGGATACACTTGGGAACATGAATTGTGTGATGAGAAAACTGCAAGAATAATTGCAGAGAAAATGAGTTCAAAGAATGTGAGGAAAGGACTTACTAATAGAGGCCCTTGGAATCATATATCTGAAAAGGCAATTGGCAATGCAAATGTAACAGATCATATTGACACTTACATTGCCAAGAAGAAGATTCAGATGTTAGGCTGATTCGTAAATTTTAAGTACTTCACTAACAACAGGATGTCTTTCGATATCTCCATTGTCAAAGTTTACTAGTTTAATTCTATCGGAATTACTTGCCATCAAGCGATCGATAAACATTTTTAAACCATTCGACTCGAATCCTCTATCATGCTGTGCTAAGTCACCTGTTACTACTAATTTACTATTGTCTCCGATTCTTGTTAGTAACATTTTCATTTGATTTGGTGTTGCGTTTTGCATTTCATCAGCTAAAATAAAACTATTTTTAAAAGTGCGTCCACGCATATATGCTAGTGGAGCAATTTCAATAATACCTTCTTCTATCATGCCTTCTATTTCGCGAGCATTAAAATATTCACGTAACACATCAAAAATAGGCCTAGTCCAAGGTGCCATTTTTTGTTCTAGCGTACCTGGTAAATGACCGAGATCTTCATCAACAGACACTGCTGGTCTGGTAACAATTATCTTGTCAACTTTGCCTTCCTTAAATAACTTAACCGCTACCTGTACTGCCAACAGAGTTTTACCTGTTCCTGCCGGGCCAATGCCAAAGACTATGTCTTTCGATGGCTCTAACAGTTTAAGCACGTATTGTTCTTGGTTTTTATTGCGGGGTAGTATTGTTACGGATTGTTTTTTCTTTGTAAAAGAATTAAGTTCAACCACGTTGCTGTGGGTGAAAGTTTTCTGCCTTGCGGCCTTTCTTTTTGCTCCCATTAAGTCCTCCTATTGGGTATGGAGTAGGGTCTTTATGCAGTAGAAGCATTTGCCCTACAAAAGTATTTACCTATATACAACGTTCTCAATAAGATAACTTAACTCATTTAATACGATAAATAACAGTATAAGAATGAGAGAGTTATAGATGGAAGATATTTACGACTTAGTTAAGAATGTTGAAGGTATATACGAAAGTAATACTGCCTTCGCTGTTCTAAAGGATTTTGAACGTGTATTAGACGAATTAGACATATACGTATACGAGAATTGGGAAGATGGCGAACTACTAGCAGGTCCTGAAATCGAAAGACATTGGGTAACTTGTGCATTTATGTGGGATCGTAATAACATGCCTGGTCCAATGGGCGGCAAACGTCTATTAGATTATGATTGCAAAGTATATTACAAAAAAGATTCTATTATGATACCACGTAAAATTCGCAAGCCAGACGACATTCGTCCTGGTACTAAAAAAGGAAAATTAGATCGTAAAGAAATTTGGGTAGTTAAGATCCAAATGCCTAAGAAATTAATTGTTGACATGTATAGTGGGCAACAAGAAATGCAAAACTTTAATACAGAGCCAGCAGTAGATGCAGGTTCTCAAGCACAACAAGAAATGCAACCAGCAGATGATGCAGTAGCCGGAGCGGCTCCAGCCGAGGAAGCAGTATAATGGGATTACGCATAGGTGACTTAAAAAATTGTGTTGATCACATTTTTGAGATTGACAGTTTTAAATCAAAAATGGGCGACGATAAAGATATTGTTACATTAAGTTTTAGTGTAAACGAAAAGCATGCCGCTGATGATCTTATGAATTTTATTGAAAAAGGTTATGAGTTTGTATTAGATGCAGATGCTACAGCAGGTGAACAAAGCGATGGCACATATAAAGTATTTGTTGAACTAGAACGTAACCGACACATTTCAGATCATATATTAGAAATTGCAGACGGAGTAGGCAAACTATCTGAATTAGATAAATTTAAGTTTCGCTATGATAAAAACTTTAGAAGTAAGCCATTAGATAAAGAAACATTAGAATCTAATATACCTCAAGATCCAAAAGCATACGAGCAAAAGGTTAATGAAAGTAACTTAGATAATTATAAAAACTTTTTTAACAATAGTTACTTAGAAGAATTAGATATGCGTAACGATCAAATACGTATTAAAAAAGCATATGCAGATCCTCTAGTATTTGAATTCAAAGACTTCGGTTCTAAAGAAGAAATATTAGACAGATTAGACGAAAAGATTAATGTAAACGATTTCGCT